AAAAAGCTATTTTTTTTAATTTTAAACAATCTCACCAGCATCTAGTTCAATGTTTTGGTGAGCTTTTTTATCATCATTGTGTTTATTTATAGCCACGACAATACTGCCGCCTCCACCAGAATCAATAGAATTTAATACTGGTTGACCATATCTGTTTTTAGTAATATAAAATTGCTCACTGTTCAAGAAAAAGTTACCGCCAGGAGCTTTTACTTCGGCCATTAAAACGACCACCTTTCTTAACTCTGTACAAAGTTTTTATAGATTCTATATAAACTTAGCAAGCGGTACCTCTCGCCAAGATAATTTTCTTTATTCTTCTGGCGCATTTACTTTTTTAGACATAGAGCATAGGTCATCAATTAGTTTAGACACTGCCTCCATATCAATATCATAATTAACTTCATTAGCAGAAGCCTTAATCATAGCAAGAACATACTGTTTCTTTTCTGCACCAGATTCGTATTGCTTTTCAGCCTCTTCCATGTATTTCATCACAAGATTCAGCACAATAGACCAATTCTTTTCTTTTACTGCTTTCTGAATGTATCTTACAAGAGCAACAATAAGAGGAATAGTCGTTGCAATACCGCTAAGAATAGAAATTACAATGTTAATATCCATATATATTACCTCTTTTAAATAGTAGGTTCATTATAATCATTTATTTTAAACTCATTTGCTTTAGCTAAAGCATAAGAAATACCATCGCCATCTGCGCTTGTATTTTCATCTCTGTTTTTATCTACAATACGACTTAAAACAATACTACAAGCAGTTCCAATAGGTGTAAATACAATAGTCCAACAATAAAGACTACCCGTATAATCCATACCAATACACTTAATAGCTAAATAAAAGCCGCCAGCTAAACCAAATGCTAAAAATAAAAGAATATAAATAGCTAGTCGATTTGTAAATCCTAACCGCTTAAAATGATTTCTTATTCTATGTTTTCTTTTAGCCAACTTAAATCAGCCCTTTTCGCCCCATAACTGCAATAAATTCATCACGCTTTAAGAATCCTTCAGGCGCTTCACCATTAACTAGCTTCTGTTGAGTTGCTTTATTCCAATGCCCTTCTTGCTTAGACCAATCAGGTTCAGGCTTAGAAGCAACGTATTGAGAAGCCTTTTGTAACAGCGTATATGCCTGTTCAGGAGTCATTTCTTTAATGAAAGTGTTTATATCCATATCTTCTTCAACCTCCTCTACGGGCTTTGTAGTGGCCTGTAAACGCTTATTTACCTCCGCCGCAATCTCACCATATTTACTGAACAAATAATTACCAGGACAAGACTTATCTGGCCTAGTGTATCTATGTGGTACCATATTGCACACCGCCCAATTACCTGTAAAAGCTGGACAATATTGCTTTCCTTCTTTCCAAATAAGCTTCTTGATGCCATTACGTTTACAAATATCCACACATAAATTGATTAGAGCAACGTATGCTTTTTTAGTACATTCATAAGGTTCTTTATAACTTTGAATACTAGATACTTCAATAGTAACTACTTCATGGTCTACTTTATGGCTCGTACACCAAGCACGATTTTCTTCAAGAACATATTGACCAATTCTACCATCTGGCCCAATCCCATAATGAGAAGAAGCTTTTCTTTGTTGAAAAACTTGTCCACAACCTTCAACAGAACCAGGCCCCGCCATAGTATGAATACTGATGCCCTTAATCCTGCCTTGTCTAGGCTTTGTACAATGAGGTGATAGTTTAGTATAATTTACTAATTTACTTTGAGACATTAAAAGCACCATCCAACTTATTAACAATATTATTCATTTGTTCTTGTGCGGCAGTAAGCATCTCATTCATTTTAGCCTTAAAAGTATCATTTAGCTCTTCACCATATTGTACACTATATACCTTACTAGGTTCAGTATAAGTTTTCATTTGAGCTTTTAGCATGTTGAAATAAGTGGTATGATAAGTAACATGTGTCTTATAAGCCATATATAGTTCAGTAATAGACTTTGCATCCATTACAGCACATTCTTCTCCATCTGCATGATAAGGGAAAGAATTTGCACCAAGAACAATAGAATTAAACATAGAATCAATATTAGTTTGGTCGGCAGCAGTTAGAGAATAATGCTTGCCATTATAATCAATACCATCAATAATAGTTTTATTGCAAATGGCAGAGAGTTCAATACATTTCTTATCCATTGCTTCGCCCAAGTAATCAAATTTAGGCAGTTGTTTAAGAGTTTCTTCATCTACTTCTCGAATTTCTACACTTTCAGGACAGCCAATTCCGTTAGTACCTAAAATATTATAAGCAACAGACATGAACGCAATGCCCTTTGGATTACTGGATTTATCTTGTCCATAACATCCATTATCTTGTAGCTTAATATAATTTAGTTCATCAGTAGTGCCTATTACCAAATTATTTCGGATAATTGCATACATTAAATAAACCAGTCCTTTCCGATTAAATTTTTCGACAAATTGTCAGAATACGTTCTAGTTCTTCAATAGATGCTTCATAAAAATCTTTACTCCACACCCAAAAATCACTATGTTCTGCGCGGCGATATTTAGTTAAAGATTCATCTTCCCATAGTAAATTCCAACGCTCTTGATGCTTCTTTTGATTAAAGGCCCTGTCTTTGTTAAGACGTTTTAGAATCTTGTCAATTAGTTCGCCACGAAGAAGTCCTTTGTTGTCGTTATTGATTGCAAAATAATCATAAGCATTTTGAGATGTATTGTAACATAGCGGCCCATTTTCGTTTGAAATAAGACCATTGATTTCTGTGCAAAGCGTTGCATAAGGCAGATTAACCATGCCTTGAAGTGCTTTTTGATTAAATCTCTTTTTTACAATATAATTATTTTTCATTTTGTTCCTTTCTAATCTGCGGCTCATTTAAAATGTCATATATTTTATCAAAGATGTCCATAGGCTTAGATTTCATTTTAGCAAGATAATCTTTTCGTTCGCAAAGAGGTATGAATCCATTATACATCATCGACTCAATTTTCTTTGATTGAAGGTCAAGAAAAATCTTTAATTGTTTTTTAGAACAATAATAGACCCAACCACAATAATCATTCCAAACATATTTGATATAACATTTAAAAGGTTTACTTTGTTGACTCAAATATTGATTGAAAGTAGATACAAACTTTTTATCCATATTATATATGGTTCGATAGCAACCAAAATGTTTTGCATAGCCTCTCCAACATTGGTATGTTACACAAATATCATCTATTGACATTCTTCCCTCATCAGCCCATCTCTTGAAAATTTTTAATTTTCTTCTAATTCTTTTAAGACTATCTTTATTCAATTTTGTTACGATTTTTCCACTCTCTGTCAAAGTAAATCTGATTTTTAAAAAAGTAAAACTATGATGTTTAAAAGGAGTTATACGATTTTTCTTTTCGTTTATTTTTATACCAACAGAATTGGCTAATATTTCAACAAAATTTTTTATCTCTTTTAGTTCTTCAAAAGAATTGCTGATTACATAACCATCATCCATATATCTGCCATAACCTTTTATGCGAAAAACATCTTTAATGTAATGGTCTATAAGATTAGCATAATCTAAAGCAATATTTTGTGATATTGGACTGCCTAACCCAACTCCAAATGGCCCCTTAGAATCATGTAAAGTAAGAAATTCATCAATAAATTTATCTCCAAGAGCAATCAACTGTCTATCTTTTATATATTTTCTCAGTTCCATTTTTGCGCCTTCATGTGGAATTGAAGCAAAATATTTAGAAAAATCATATTGATAAATGCCTCCTTCACAACCATACTTTCTATAATGATGCCGCAGTTGCTTTTTTAGCATCTGTATGGCAAAGTGGATACCTTTATTTTTCAACGAAGCTGAATTAGTTGAAACAAAACTTTTAGAATAAGCTTCTGTCATTATTTCGTTGCAAAAACACTTTTGAACCGCTCTATCTTCAATATTCAAAGCATGTATGTCTCTTATTTTTCCATGCTCATTTGTTTTAAAGAAGCAAAAGCCATGAAATTTATAGGCATTAGCATCCATCTTTTTCTTTAATTCAAAAGACCTTATTAACAATTCATTTTCAAAATTTTGTACTGAAGTTTTCCATCTAACTCCTTTACAACATTCTTTTGATGCTCTATATAAATTTTCAAAAGAATAAACTTCATCATAACTTTTATTTACTATATTTCTTTTCTTTAAATCTCTTTTTGCTTTACGCCTTAAATATCTTTTCTCATGGCGTTCTTTACTTGTCAGAATTTTCACCACTTTTTATTTTAATTTTTTCGTATAATTTTTAGTTTTGTTAAAAAACTAAGATAATTTGCTAATTACATAACTGGTACCTATGAAATTTGTCTAAAATTATCAAACAACAAACCATGCAAGAAGCGTCCAGGACACAGTATCGAAAAAATAATTTAGGATGCCGAAGCAGAGCCAAGGATATTTCCCCCTTCTATGAAAAGATTATTTTCACCTAGCAAAGACTAGGTTACTTCTCAATCCCAGTAGCCATCTATAACCAAAAAATGGCGGCTACTATTGGCATAGAATCAGGGGGGCCACCGCATTGCAATTCCGCGAGTTGTTGTTGTTCGCCGAACCATCAGTGTTCACATTGCAGAAGTTGTTGGAGTTGTCGGAATACGGAAACGGGAAATACCCTATTTTTTATTTATTATTCTTTTAATTCATTTTGATATTTTTTATATCTTTTCTTTGTGTCTTGTATTACACCCGAAATCAATTTCCTTTCGGTTGTTATTAAATCTACCCAATCTTGAAAAATATTATTTGCCTGCTCTTTCGTCCCAAGAAAATTATTTCCTTCTCTTATATATTCATATACGGTTGAAACCATAAAAGTTAAAGCATAAATTTTAGACCTTGCAATATATAAATGAGATAATCTTTTTTCATACTCTTCTTGAGACATGGTTTTACTTACATAATAAGAATTTGCTTGAAAAACACTAAGACTAATATCTCGTGTCAAATTATATAAATCTTGATACATATTAAATTTATAAGATTTTGGAAACTTTTTAGATAATTTTATAGTAAAAACAAAAAGTTTCTTTGCTGTAGTTAAAAACTCCGCTTTAGAAGGATTTCTTTGTGCTTTATATACAGACATATTTTATTAAATTCCTTTTCTTCTTGATGTATGCCCTGCCACGCTTGCGCGAAGCAGGGCTTTGGATTTTACAGATTAAACATAGAAGCAGGGGGCCACCGCACTGCAATACCGCGAGAAGTTGAAGCCCGCCGAACCATCAGTGTACACAAGGCAGAAGTAGGCGG